GCTGCCGTGACCGCTGCCGACAGCGCCGTCACCCCGGGCTCCGCTCAGCTCAAGGCCCTCTGGGCCGGTGTCAGCAAGGCCGGCCGCAAGGCCCTGATCGTGAACCCTGGCATCTACAGCCAGCTCATCCCGACCAGCACGACCTCCCTGCCCCTGTCCGAAGGTGCTTACGGTTTCGACGGTGGCGTCTTCTACGCTTCCCAGTTCCCGTCTGAGGCCAAGCTCGCTGGTTTCGCCTGTGCCCCTGAGGCCGTGGCTCTCGCCGCCGCTGCTCCTTCCCTCGACCACGTCCGCGACGGTATGCTCGTCTCGGAAGTCGTCGCCCTCGAAGGCCTCGGCATGAGCATCTACTACAACGTGTGGGCCGACAAGAGCACCCGCAACCTGGTCGCCTCGGCTGAACTCATGTTCGGCGCGAACAAGGCGGTCACGGCCGGCACGATCGCCGCGGTCTACAACCCGTAATCGCCGGGGCTTAAAGCCCCACGATGAAAGGCCTCCAGAAATGGGGGCCTTTTTTTTGCCCGAGTCCGCAGATGTATGAGCCTGTACGGTCAAGAGTTTCTGAACGATGCGAAGGAAATCACCTACGACCTAGGGATTCCCTGCGCCACGGCCGGCTCGACCGTCACCTTCTCGGCCCTTATCTCGGAACCAGCCTACACCACTGGCCTTGAATCTGGGGGCTTTGTGGAGCGGACCCAGTACACCGTCCGCCTGCCCGCCGCAACGGCCTCCTGGCTCAAGCCAGATGGGTCTAATGGGGCATCGGCGGCGGTCATCTCGGCAGGCGTTCCCATCGCCGCCCTGGGCATCGGCAAGAAACTGACGGTCGGGGGCAAGGTCGTCCGCATCACCAGCCAGACTTACAAGACCCTTTCGGCTTGGATCACCCTCGTGGTCATCGACGACAACCAATGATCGCTGAAGGCAGCATCATCCCCAAGAGCCGGGAGGAGTTCATGGCCGCCATCAATCGTTTCGTAATGGGTACGAATGACGGCCTGATAGATGTCTTCCTGGAGCAGGCCGCCCTGATGTGCCGCGACAGTATGATCTTCACCCCTCCGATTGTTAAGGCCGGAGGCGACGGCATGAGCGACGAAGCCCGCATGGTGGGAAATGCCGCCATCAAGGGCGACGTGCATTCGGTCGTAGTCGGCCAGCGGTCGGGCTCAGTCAACGGTCGCCGCGGTCGCCTGTTCCGCAAACTTGGTTCGGCTGCCTTCATGAACAACCCGTCCAAGTTCTGGAAACTGGCCGGGGAGAATACCGACCTCTTCGCCGGCAACGCTCTTTACGCCCGGATGTTCGACAACGGATTCGGGACTGTCCGCTCCTTCCGCAAACTGAAGAACTACTTTAACCGCATCGGCCAAGAGGAGGCAGGGAATACTTTCAACCGCTCCGTGATCGAAACCGTGTCTGGTGTTAGGGATGTCCATCAAGCTGCGCTCAAGAAGTTCGGCGGCCGCATCAAGAAGAACGGCGGCCCAGGGATTGAGTTCTGGCAGCGCATGGAAGCCAAGGACGGAGTCCTCAAGGAATACATCAAGCAGCGCCAGAAGTCTGTCGGCCGCATCAAGGCAGGCTGGGTCGATACCCTGGCTAAACTCCCCAAGCCAAAAGGCCTTAGCGGACCCAAGTCCCGAGCCAATGCAGGCCGCTCCCAGATTCCCCTCTGGATCAAGAGGCATAGCAACTCGGACGGAATCGTTGCCATGTCTAAACGCACAGTGGGCACGCTCATCTTTGACCTTACAATCGGGAATCAAAAGGGAGATACGGATGGCATTGCAACCGGCGCCGACGTGAAGAACCTTGTCTACGGCAACCGCGTTAAACAGATGCCTGCTATGATGGAAATCATGCTCAGGCATCACACACAAAACTTTAACAAAAAACACGGAATCAAATAACCATGCCCGGAACCTTCTCAGCCCGCCACATCGTCGAGGCCGTCCTCGATACCTTCCTCACCGCCGAGTCTGGCCTTGCTGGGGTGGCCGTCTACACTGGCGACAACGCTGAGATAAACGTCCTGCCCAAGTGCGTGGTCCTCTGCGACTCCGCCCGTACGCCGCCCGAACTGCCCGAGGGCGCTGGCAACTACTACTGCTCGGTCCGCGTCACGATCTTCTCCAACGCCGACGACAACACCCTGACCCAGCACCGCGACCGATGCGCTGCCATCGCCGGCTCAATGTCCAACGTCTCTGGCATCAAGGCCGCCTTCGTTACCGATGGCTCTGCCCTATGCTATGACGTCATCCCCGACTCCGAAGACGAAGGCCGGGACGAGCGCTCCTGGGCGACCGTCCTCAGCTACACCGTCCCGGTGGTCGTGAACCCGACCCCCTAAGGGTTGCCCGTTCCCGCAGTTTCAAAGACTATGGCAGCTATCCTCAACGGCACTTCTTGCATCTACGGCATCGGCTCGGGAACCGTGGCGAATCTTTTCGTCCAGTCCTTCTCCGTCTCCTCTGGCTTCAACAACGAAGACACGGTGCAGAACGAGGCCGGCATCACCGTCACCCATCGCCTGGACGATCGCAAGACGACCCTGAGCATCGACGGCATCTGCAAGACCTCGACCGTCCCCGTCCTTGGCGCGACCCTTACCTTCACGACGAACACCCTTTCGGCTTATCCTGCCGGAAGCGCTTCGGCGAGCTTCGTGGGAATCGTGACCAAGGTCGACGAGAAGTCGCAGAACAAAGGTTTCTGCAGCGTCTCCGTCGAGGCCGTCGATTACGAAGGCATCAGCTACGCGTAATTGACACCGCCCCGAGAGGGGTAGACTCAAGGCGTGGACGGAAGATTCCTACGCGCCTGGACAGACCCGGCGGCCAAGGTGCAAATCCTTGGTCGTTCCGTTTATCCGTTTTGCCTCAAGTACCGCGTTCGGCTGATGGCCATCGAGTCTCCGCTGCTTACTGGCAAGACGGAGCCGACCGCCCTGGACCTATTCGCCGCGGTCAAGATATGCGCCGAGGAACCGCTTGGCGATCTGGAGCCGGCCGAGGTCCGCATGGTCGAGCACCTCGACAAACACCCGGGCAAGTTCGCAGCTGAGATTGAGCGCTTCAGCGAATACTGCATGGTCGACTGCTGGCCTAGGTTCTGGGACACCCCTGAAAAGAAGAAGGGGACGGCCGAAGACATGGGCATCCCTTGGCCGTTAGGAGTGATCGCGGCGCTCATCAAGAACGGCATCGACGAGAAGCGGGCGTGGGAGATGCCCGAGTGTCAGGCGATTTGGATGAACGCGGCTTGGTCTGCGGCCAACGGTTCAGAGTCAAAGATTCTGACGACCGAGGAGGAGGCCTTCATGGAGGAACAGGAGCGGCTCGAAAAGGTTGCCCCTCCCGCAGAGGTAAAGACCCCCGAGACCAATGGCACAGAAACTTGAATATGAATTGAAGGGGAAGTCCGACGTCGAGCAAGTGACGGGGCGGGCGAAGAAGTCCGTCGACTCCTTGGGTGACTCGTTCAAGAAGGCCGGCAGTGACATCGGCAAGAAGCTCGCGGGAATGTTCGCGGCGACCGTTCTCTTCGACAAGGCCCTGAGTTTCCTTAGCAATACCTTTAAGCAACTCGGCGAGGTCGCTGATCAGGTGGACCGAAGCGGCCTATCGGCCGAGCAGTTCCAGGGGTTGGCCTACGCGGCGCAACAGTCCGGCGTGTCCGTCTCCGTCCTGGCTAAGGCGACCCGTCAGCTGCGCGTGGACATGGCCGAAGCTGCCGCCGGCACGGGCAAGAAGGTCGAGATGTTCAAGGCCCTCGGCGTCACGATGGAGCAGCTGAAGGCAGGCGACGCGACTTCGGTCTTCCTGGCTATCTCTGCCGCGCTAGGCGGTGGGGCTGATGACTCGGAACGGCTGCTCATTACGACGGCCCTCTTCGGCGACAAGATTGGCAACGACATCCTGCCGATGCTTAACGATTTCCAGAAACTCCAGAAGGACATCGCCGACGCCCCGATCGTGGACGCAAAAACGCTCAAGGCCATGGGTGATTACAACGACGGCATGGACCGGCTCAACGCAAGCATGGTCAAACTCGCCGCCAACCTTTTCAACGTTTATAATAACTATAGCAAGTGGGCTTCTAAGGTCGCCGAAGATGCGGCCACTGGTCTTTTCAATTTCCTAGATAGGTTTGCCCCGGGGGCTGCTTCATCCGCTGTCACTGGCGCAATAACGTCGACCCCGATGGGCGCCGCCCTGGTCGCAATGGGAGCTGATGGCTCGACCACTCCGACTGGCACGACGGCCGCTGCATCTGGAGGCGCCGACAAATCTAAGGCCTTGCTCGCCGCCATCAAGGCAGGTGGCGCTAGCACCGAAAAGGAAAAGGCCGCAGACACCAAGGGCACGACCTCCAGCACGGGAGCCATCTCCGGCAACGTCATCGGCGTCGGTCAGAACCCGGTCGTCACGGCCCTCCAGGAACAGCAGGGCATCGCCCTCCAGCAGCTGAGTGTCCTCCAGGTCATCGCCTCAAAGTTCGGATACGCGGCGACCTACATGGACGTGACCGCCTCAGGCGCTACGCCTAACACCCCGGCCAACTCCTCGACCAACCGCAGCCCCCTCGTCACTAAATCTAAATAACCATGGCCCTCGTCAAAGCAGGCAATCTTTTAACCACTAAGTTCGTCCAGCCAGGAGGGTCTTACACGAATGACGGCTATGGCATGATGACCGCCCGGGCGACTTACATCGTGGACAAGACCGTGGGCGGTACGGCCGTCTTCACCGGGCAGGTCCATCCTGAGTACGCCGACTTCTTTTGCCACAAGTTCAACCTGACCCGATCGGGGCTGGAGATGGATACCATCGACGCCGAGTATGTAGGCATCGACAGCGCCGTGGGTAGCATCACCAACCCGAACGTGACCGCCTCGCACGGCCTGACCTCGGAGCACATTACGACCCACCCGAACTTCTTCGGACCGACGGCTCCTTTCACCACGGCCATCGCCGGCAATGGGACTACCTTCACGACTAATCCGGCTAACCTTGAGGAACGCATCGGCGGCGTCTTCGGCGCTACGTTCAAGGGCTCGGCCACTAACGCTGGCGGCTTCGTCGGCTTCAAGGATTCGACCACGGCGGCCAAGCAGTACTACTACGGAAAGACCCACTATCTCTCCCCAATCACGTCCTTCTCTGGGACCATCTACACCAAGAACCTCGGCGACGTCACGACCATGAGGAACGCCGTCGGCAAGACTTCGGGAGACAATACATTCGGAGGCATCAAGCTGCTGCCTAATCACATCGGCACGACTTGGACGGCCAGCGTCAAAGGAACGACCCGCAACACCATCCTTCTGTCTCAGGTTTCCTTTGAGGATTATTGCGTGCTGGCTGGAGGCACGCCTAAGATCGTTAAGATTAACTACGAGATTCGGTTCAACCGCGAAGGCTACCCGGCGGAAGTCTACGCGCCAGTTACTTGAACATGAACTTTCAACCTGGCGCAGGATACGGCTTCACGTCGAGCGGGTACGGCGTAAGCCTGGACTCGTCTAATCCTTTCCCCGATGGCGACTCCAATGAGTTCAGACATCCGTTTAAAATAATCAACGTGGGCCTTCGGACTTCGGGTGGCGCCACGACCGTCACCTATCAGGTCCAGTCAGGCACCATCAATAACCTCGTCCCTCTGATTGACGACTACGTCAGTGGCACCGAGGTCAAGTTAGACCGCGTCACGGCTGGGGTGGCAAACCCTCCGACCGGGGAACTGGCTTCGTCGAATTACGACGCCACGACTAAGACCTCTTACATCACGCTGCGGGCAGGTGCTGAAATTGCTAGCCCTTACGCTTACCCTGACCCTCTGGTGACGAGCAATCAGTACCCGGTCATCATCGGCGGCAACATTGCCCCGACGACTCCCGACGACAACGTCTGGGGCTACCTGGTCATCGGCACGATCACCGTGGACAGCATCACGACCCCGACGACTTTCACGGTGAACCAGAACGTCAGCGGGTCGCTCTGGGCGGACCGCATCAAGATTAACGGGATGACGGCCCGATACTACTACGCCCGCATCTGATGGGTTTCGTGATCGGAGACTCTGACGCATTCTCCACGTGGAGCAAATGCCGCACGCCTATCTTCAAAGGCTACTTGGGAGCGGTGGGCAATAGCGCTGGCGATCATAACTTCTCAGGCGCAAGCGATGCATTGATGACGCAGGCTAACACCTTCTTTCGATGCGCTTATCATTTCTACCTTGAATCCTGGACTACCCCTGGCGGTACTACCGGAACGGGATGGTACGGGCCTTTTGCGTTCCCGACCAGCGTCTTCCCTGTTTCATCGCAATTCTATGTCGGAGCATACGAACCTAATCCCAATGAGGTATACGCCCCGAACCTCTTGGACGACGTAGAGGTTCAAGCCTACTGGGTCGGCAGGAACGTACAGATTGATGCCTCCACATACGCGATGGATTACGTCGCCCTTAATGGGGTGATGGGGTCTTTCCAGACCATCTCGCCTTCCAGTAGCGTCATTTCCTTCGACCTATAACCAAAGCCTTTGACGGGATGCCCGCCCCCGCAGATTTAGAACGCCATGGCCAACACCACCATCTTCTCTAGGGGCGACAGTTTCTCCTGCACCTGGACTTGGATTCCCGGCGCCGGCGAGCCTGCCACCCTTACCGGGACTACAATCACCTCGACCCTCCGCGATCACTGCGGCCGCGAGTACGACATGACCGTGGCCCTCGCCGTTGACGGCTTGTCCTTCTCGACCACCTACGTCGGCGATACCTCTAACTGGTCCATTGGCCTAGGCAGCTGGGACATCCGCTTCCAATTCGCCGGCTCCCCTGTGACCCATTCCAATATCTTCCGCGTCAAGGTGGAGGAGACCATCACTCAAGCATAACATGGCGACCATCAACGGAACATTCAACAGCCTGATCGGCGGGACTATCTCCGGGACCGTCGGGACGCCCGGGCCCGCTGGAGCTCAGGGCATCCCCGGCCCTGGCGTTCCTGTCGGCGGCAGCGCTGGCCAGTTCTTGACCAAGACGACCACTGGTGTCGATTACGCAACCAACTGGTCAACCCTATCCCTCGCCGGTTACGCGACCGAGTCTTGGGTGACCGCTGGTTTTTATCCCATAAGCGGAAACCCCTCGGGCTTTCTGACGGCCTCGGCGCTTACGCCCTACCTGACCAAAGCCGACAACCTCGGCTCCCTGACCAACTTCAGCTTGGCCCGGGATAACCTTGGCCTAGGCTCCCTCACCACCCCGACCTTTGCGGGCCTCACGTTGCAAGGCTCAGGCGCTAACGTCGGACAGTATACGCCGACCTCCCTAAGCCTTAGCCATACGACCTTCGGCTCCTTCGTGATCTCGCCCTCCTCGGGCATCACGTTCCCTGACACCTCCATTCAGACGACTGCCTTCGTCGCCGGCTCCGGCTTGCCCACTGGCGGCACGGTCGGCCAAGTCCTGACGAAGAACTCGGGCACGAACTTCGACGCGTCCTTTGCGACCCTTATCCCGGGCGACCGCTACCTGACGACC